GAGAAATAAATTTCGTCAAAAGAAGAATTACTCTTCTTTCCGTAAAAACGGTTCGTAAGGTAAATCCCGTAATAACCATGCGCTTAAACGGCCAACAAAACGTAATAGATTACAAGGCTTTAGCAAAGCGCTCCGGTCTGACACGCAAGTACAGTGTGAAGGTCGGAATACTTGGTACGCATTCTACAATTGGTCAAGGAGCGCAGGCCATCGGTTCGGCAGCCATTCCGGGCAACCTGAGCCCTCTACGAAGCCCTATCAGGTCTGGTGCGTGGGGTGCCCTAACTCCCGGAAAACCAAGAATCCCTGGCGGTACTGGTGGAGCAAATCGTGCTAGTCGTTGCCCAGAGGGGTATCAATACGGCGGTCGTTTTACCGACTCGCGTTTTTCCACATGTGGCGCAAAACTGTTTGACATACCTTCTGCTATTGGTGTGGCAATCGGAGCACTAAGAAGAATAGCCCGTGGCGCTAGAGCAATTGCAGGACAGTCAACCCCAATCACTGGCGAGACTCCACAAGATTCAATAGTTGATTCAAGACGTCCCCAGATTCCGAGAGTCGGAAACCCCAACCCAGTAGCACGCGCGGCTGCAGCAAAAAACATTGTCTCTCAAATCGGGCAGTCTGATGCGGCTGTCGTAAGAATGGTCAGAAAAGACGGGTTTGCGTTAGAACCAGTAGTTCCAGCACAGGTACTAAGAGCGATTCCAGACAACAGAGACATGGAAGGCGCTGATTACATATTGTCAGTTCAGGGCCTTCCTCAACTAGGCGGAGAAGAACTTGGACTCCTCTCAAATACTGGGGTAACAAAACTTACGTACGTTCTTCCAGGAGGCTCAACGCTGTCCCTTGAAAAGAAGAGACAACTAACTGTTGGTGAAAGAAGAAAACTTGGACGCACGGTTAATGCTGCGTCAAAAATTGACATTACCAATGACCCAACTGCACGATTAAAAGAAGTGGTTGCTCAAACTGGTGACGGAATAGGTTATTCAGAAAATTTCATAAATGTAAAAAACCCCAATGAAGTTGTTTCCGCAGGTGGGAAATCACTCCCACGATGGGCTGATGAATTGTTTGGTAAGGGCAGAAAAGCGAAGCCACTAGCCAATGCAGAAAGAGCAACAGACTCAAATAGCGCCGTAGGAAAAAACATAACAAGCGTTGACGCTGCAGTTGACCAAATAATGTCTGGAAGACCACTTTCGGAAATTGACCCAATGATTTTACAGCAAGCACTTACAAAGGCAAACGTATTCAAGAGACAAAAATTGGACCAAAGAAGAGAATTGCTTGAAACGCCTAATGGCAATAAGTACATGCTCTATTCCTCGTCTGGAAAATATGAGCACCTTGGTCAAAAACTTGCAAGCGATATCCAGCAGCATCTTGGTCTTGAGTCGCCAGACGTTTTCTTTGTCGGTGAAGGAGATAAGAGAAAATACATAGTTGAGGATGCCTCTTCTCTAATTAGAGGATTTCAGGTTGACCGCAGGCGCAAATTCTCTGACTACAAACCAGAAGATGTGGCAAAAATGCTTGTATCCGACTGGCTCACAGACCAGAGAGACAGAGACCCTGGTTCTATAGTTCCAGTTTCAAATGGAACAGACACGAAACCGGTTGTTACCAATAACTTCACTTCCGGACTTGCGGACCTTGATGAAGTGTCAATTGTTGAGCGTCAAAAACTGACCTTCTCTCAATTCATGGATGTAAAAAGAACTGAAACATACTCACAGTATTTTCAAAACCTGCAGCAACAGCAAAGATTTGCCTTCAGAAGAGAGATTGACGCTCTACTATTAAGAGCAAGACAATTTAACTTTACACAATTCAAAAATCGCCTTTACAGTGATGGTCGCTTAACTGATGCTGAAAAAGCCCACCTAAATATTATTGGGCGTATTTTAGAAACAAGAATTCAAAACTACGCAGGTAGTAGGGAAAATTTAATGGAAATCCTCGGAGTCAAAAAATGAAAAAAGTATCTACCCTATTTGATGCGTTGCGTAATGAAAAGTTTGCTATTGCTGTTCAGGACGACTATGGAGTTAAATACTACGGCTCTGAAGGTCAAGCAAGAGAATGGGCGGACTGGGCAAACTCTTTTAATACCAAGACACTTGACACAAATAATCTTCCAGCAGGAATTATTCAGGGTCCATATAAAAACGTTAGTGAGCATTCTCTCAAGTCCTTACTGAATGCTTTTGGTAACAACGTTACGGAAATTAACAACTCTTTCACCGACTCTAAGGCGTACTCATATAAAAGTTCCATGAAGATGGATAATGGCGCTCGCGTTCCAGCAGTAATGGACACACCAATTGGGCACTTTACTAAATCCCAATACGCAAGCGCAGTAAATTACAAAGGTCTAGTTATTCGTACTCAAATCAAAGAAGGAAGTTTTCTTTTTGAGGCAAAAGTAAATAATTATGCATTTAACTTTGAAAACTGGATGTACAACTCAACTCCTTCAAAAGCGGAGATTAAATCCCTTCGCAACAGAATTGATACAAACGTAGGTCGTTCTTCGGAAAGACGTTTAGGAATGAAACTGAAGGCCGCCCTCGTTGAAAGAGACGGACGCTACAGAATTGGGTATGCACAAACCCTAGAAACCAAGTCGCTTGAAGATTCTCTTGAGGTAAAAGGAATTGGCGAAAGAATAGGCGGAGGAGCACGCATCGGAAGAAGAGCGGCTCGTAGTATGGCCATGTTTGACCCAAAGGCTTGGGACGGCGATGGTGACGGCGTAGTTCAAGAAGGTACTCCTTTTGAGAGACCAGCAATTCCTGGAGTCAACGACAAAACAACTGGTGGAGTTGTTGATGCAGATGCTGCAAAAAAGGCATGGAAAGAATCTCAGAAGACTCCAGGCAGTTCAACGCCTTCAAGAGAGTCAAGCCCTAGACGCAGGGTTTCCAACGCAGCAGGCTCAGCAGATAGACAAGTTTTTACTACTCGCACGCCAGCCGCAGCAGGTCGCAAAATACCTGACTCAAAGCCGATAAGTAGAAGCGGTCTAGCGTCACGAACACAGGCTGATATTGATAAAGAAGTATCAAAGCAAGTCACAGACACGGCAAAAGAAGTTCTTACCAAGAAATCAACGTCCACCGATTTACGTTCACTGATTAGTGGCCTCGGTCCTGACGGAGCAACAGAACTAAGCAGAGACCAGCAAGACAGAATTAACGACATTATTGATGCGTTTGATAATGACGAATATGAAAATAATGAAGATTTTATTTCGGAAATTGCAAATGTTTTGCAAAAAAAGATTCCCGTAAATCAAAAACCAAAACAAACAGGCATGCGTTCACGTGTTGGTAAAGCACAAATGGATAGACAGGTTCAGGGTCTTGCGTCACGTAGTGGTCGTTCAAAAACAAAATCAAAACTTAAAGCAACACCAGGCCGTGATGCTGTTGACGAAAAAGATGGTTCCCTTTGGGCTTCACTTACTCCGGAACAACAGGATGTTGTAAAGAAAAACACACAAGCAGCGTACGACGGACTTCAGACATACATCAAGAAAGATAAATACCTAAGCACGTGGTGGAATGACTTTTTGAGTCTTAATCGCAAAAAGAAAGCAACTGACGCAGACGGAAAACCCTGGTCCGACCAGTCAAGAATTTCTGGAGAAGCATTTACTTCTTTTGAAGTTGCGTTAAACGGTGCTCTTTCTGGTGAAAATTCAGACATAGCGTCTGCAGAGTCTGGTCTTGCAGCAATGAGGGCCACTCTGTCCGATGCTGAAATCAAAAAAGCAGAAAATAGAATTGCAGCACAGAAAAAAAGAGTTGAAAGACTTCAAAAAGTCTTAGACGACCTTAGAACTTATGACCAAATGGATAAATCTGACGACTGGTCGCTTCTTGAGCACCTTCACCCAGAACAAAGAAAAAAGTCTTTTGGTCTTGGACTTAGCAAGAGTGAAGCCGACATGACGGTAAGTCCTTTTGCTGATGGAAAACTTCCAAAGGGAATGAAGGTTGGGGAGCCATCAACCATCTTTGAAGAAGTTGGTGGAATGAAGAGAGCCGCTCCACGACTCATCGGAGAAAAAGGTGACGCAAAACTTGAAGACCTTGCAAACAGAATTCTTCGCCCGAATCCGCAAAGAGCAGCACGTCGCGCTGTTAGAAAACAGAAAAAGGCTGGTCGTTCAGGTTTCAGAATTGAACAAGAAGACAAACCTGATATTACAAGCAAGATTAAAAAAAGAATTAAAAAAGCCAAACGAGCAGTCAAAAGAACCTTTGGAAAACAAAGAAACGAATCAAAAATTCTTAACGGAATCAGAAGAGAACAAACTGTTAGAATTTTTGAAAGAGACCCAGATGGAAAAATTGTTATTGGAAAAGAAACAATTCAACTACTTGACGAAGTCGTTAATAAGGCACGCCAGAATAACGGTCGTGGAGAATTCAAGGGTCAAGCAGACGCAAACATGCTCCTTGGTTTCTTGTGGGAAAACAATGGCTTCAACAGACAGCCAGCCCGCTTATCGGAAGATGAAGCAATGGCTTTGATTGATGCTGGATGGCACCCAATCAAGAGAGGCGTTTCTGCTGAAGAATATGCGGATGAATATTTAACAGAATCTCGCAGAAGAATTACTGGTTCCAACGGAGAAATGGAAGGACCTGGAGAATACTGGTCAAATGCTGTTTCAACAAACTGGGATGACCCAAGATATTGGGGTAAACCGACCGAAAGCAATGGATTGTTTGGATTTCTAAGTCCTGATTATAGGGTTGCTTCAAGAGTTGATAGAGAACGTATGGCTTCGGAATATCAAAAGTTTGCACAAGCATTTGAAAATGTAATTTCTGTAATGCCCAAAGGCGAAGCAGAAAAAATGGAACCCGCAGATTTCATGAGAGAACTACGTACCGCTCTTTCAAGGAACGTTGCAGACGGCGACCCAGTATGGGATGGCGAAGTTGGACAAATGTGGTCTTCGTTGATGAGTGCTTACGAATCATCCAGTGGACCAGAAAAAACACAACTATGGAATGTAATTAATTTTATGTCTACTCAACTTACAAGACAAACAAGATGGGAAAACTATGTTCCTTTAATTTTAGGCTACGATGGCATTGATACCGGAGACAACACAGTAAGAACTGGTGGAACGGCCGCTGGAAAACAAGTCCTTATTTTCAATAGACAGGGCCTTGCTGTTCTTGACACGCCAATAAGCATTAAGGGAATTAATGACATTCTTAAGGAAGCAGATAAAAAATGAGTGACAAAGATACGTTTCATGAAAAACACTTGGAGTATTCAAAACTAACAAAATACCCTCCCTTTACAATTAGTTTGAAAAAGGCTCGCGAATTTGGGAATGACTTTTTAAAAGAAGAAGACAGGATTTTTTCTGAAGTTGATTCCGGTAACGAAGATGCATGGGCTCGCGCATTTTCAACAATGGAAGTAAAATGGGATGACGATATTGAGGAAGCACGTCTTTACCAAAAACGATACGGTGACAATATTCTTGAGGCAAGAAAAGCAGCAATGAAATTAAACAACCTAACCGAAGACGACAAAGACGTTCCTCTGTTTATTTAATTATGGAAGATTCGCTTGTTGGTAAAATTGCTGCCGTTAGGCAAGCAGCGGACATGGGCTGCTTCGGCGCGCATCAAATTTCAAATGGCGATTGGCTTCCATGCTCATCAACTAAACAGTTTTTGACAATTATGAACGGATTTGATGTCAAGTCAAGAATTTCTCTTGACGAGATGGAGAACTGGTCTTCAATAAGAAAGTCAAAAGGCAAAAAACGCAAGAAGCGTTGGGAAAAACTTCGCGAGAGAAGAATTCTAGGAATTGAATCACTTGACAACGGTGGTCTTGTTTCTCCAAGAAATTCAATGAATATGGTTAATGGTGGCACTAACCCCCCAATAACTTATGGTGCTTCAAATCCTTCAAGCATGTCTACGAAGAGCATTCAGCCAGCATTCATGCCCAGAGACAATGACCCTGACGTATTTGTGGACATTGAATCAGCAAGAAAAAGAGCACAACAACTTGGATGCATCGGTATAAGTAGAAGAATGTCAAAAGGCGGCAAAACCGTATGGATGCCATGTACCAACATTACCGACTACAACAATTTGACAGGAATGACTGCTCTTGGAAGAAATAATCTTCAGAAAAGAAATGAAAAAATAGTCAGAACCGTTATAAAAGAAAATCTTAAAAAGAAAAAAACAACGATTCAAGAAGATATATACGGCAAGGCTCTTGGCCCAAGAATACGAGGCATAGCCCGTGCGGCAATGTCTAGATTTGACCCTGATGCTTTTGACGGAGACGAAGATGGAATTATCCAGGACGGAACAGCGTTTGAAAGACCCAACACTCCGAATGCTCGCATCCCCAAGACTGTAGATAGGGAAGTTTCTCCCTCCGAAGTTTCGGCAGTACGCAAGTGGATGAGTGCCATGACTTCTTCAGATATGGATTCCTTCCGAGGCGAACCGATTGAAGCATACGATGGTGTTCCTGGTTCAAGACGTGGCTTGGCATCTAGTGGGCCCGGTTTCATTATTGACCCCAAGGGTCCAAAACAAATGGGCGGAAGAATGGCACCAAAGCCATTGGCCATAACAGAACTAAGAAACCCAGAAGCCAGTCCGACCAATCCGTTTAGAAATCTTGGTGGAAGATTGATGAGCAAATTGATTAGAGGAATGGTAAAGCCCGAACACAGACGTAAGCAAGAGAGAACAACCTATCTAATTGGAGGCAATACTGGTTCCGGAAAAACCACCGTACTTGACGAACACTTAATACCAAAAGGATTGGTTCCTTCACACGAAGAGGCTGCCCTTATTGACCCAGACTTTATTAAGAAAGGTCTTGTTGGATATGACGATGGACAAGGCGCTGGTCGTGTTCACAGAGAGTCTCAAGCATCAACCGACAAGACAATCAGGGATGCCGTTTTGGACGAACTGGACATGGTAATTACGGGTTCTGGGGCATCAAGACAAATCCAACACATGCGTGAAGCGTCTGAGCGTGGTGAAAAAGTAGTGGGCCACTGGGTTCATGTTCCGCAACGAGAAGCATCTAGACGCATTAAGAAGAGAGTGGATGAGACCAACAGGTATATACCTGACAACACCGCCCACATGGCACAAAGCATTCCTAAGGTTATTTCAACAGGCTTTGAAGAAGACTTACTAGACGAGTTCTATTTATGGGACAACGATGTTCCAGCAGGTTCACCACCAAAACTAATTGCAAAAAAATCCAAAGGAAAAGATTTTGAGATATTTGACCAGTCAAAATTTGAAGAATTTGCTGGAAGTAAAAAATGGGCAGACACGTGGGTGGAAACGTCAGAAGACAGAGACGTGTCAAGAAAAGGTTTTGAGTCCTCAAGTTACACAGGCAAAGAAGCCGCAGTTGCTTTAAGAGAGTCTGGTTTTGAAGTAATCATTGACAAAAATATAGAAGTTCGTCTTCCTGCAGGAAGTGATGCAGAAAAATTCTTTATAGAACGAGTTCTACCATATATGCCAAACAAATTTGGAAGAACGAACACACACGCGTCACGACTTACCCTGCCAGGGATTCCAATTGTTGAAGACGTACAAAAGTTGCTCGGGGTGAGTATTGATAAAAGAAAAATTGTTGACAAAAACTATCGTAAAAAATTTAAAATGCAACTCATGTCAAACGACCTAGAAGTTTTAGCAGAACTTTTTGCTAAAGCCCCTATTGTTGGTCCAAACGGCGAATCAAGGTTTGGCGATATGTTGCTTACTAACGTTGGTGTTGAGTTTGATGAAACAGTAAAGCAAATTGCTAAAAAGGCTGGTTTTTTGGAAAAAGAAATTTCAATGTTGATAAGTGAAGGGTTCACGAAAGAAGATATTGAGAAAATGTCAAAAGAAGAAATACAAGAACTACTAGACGCGCTTCCGGAATGAAAGTTTCAACAATTACAACAAACATGTGATACCTCCACTACAGCCCTTGAAATAAGGTTATTATTTTTTAATAGGGCTTGGTGCTTACCTGGGCCGTCCAATCAATAAACAAAAATAATTCCAACCAGGAGAAAATACAATGTCAGACCAAGCAAGACTTACAGAATTGCAATCAACCCTTCGTGCCAAGATGGCAGACAACAAGGCGATTGCAGACTCATTCCGTATTGAAGAAGGAACCGTTGTTGTCAACGCTCAGCAAAAGAGCGCATTTGACAAAAACATGACCGACATCAAGGAAATCAAGGGACTCATTGAGGGCCTTGAGGCAATGAACACAGTTGAATCATGGGGCTCACAAGCACCAGCAGAATCAGTTGCAGTTGCTGCAGCAGCAGGCTATTCATTGAAGGGCCTCGGCGCTTCATACTCAATCGGTGACTTGTTCCTCAACTCACCAGAGTTCAAGACCCTTTTGGGTGGTAAGAATGGCGCAAACATGCCTTCCCCATTCCAACTCGGAGCATCACTCACAACTCACGGCGCATACGGCGTTAAGGACGTTTACTCAGCACTTCCATCAGGCACACTAGCCCGTGGTGCATCTGCTGACTTCGGTTCAATCCAGCGCGACCCAATGGTCATGTCACCACAGCGTGTAAAGCGTGTTCGTGACTTGTTCCCAAGCCGCACCACTTCAGCAGCAGTTATTGAATACTTCCGCATGCTTGGTTTCACCGCAACAGGCGGCGGAACCAACAATGCAGGAGTTGTTGCTGAGCGTAACGCAGGAAACACCGCGTTTGCCGCTAAGCCACAGTCCTCAATGGTATTTGAAGGCCACCAGGCCCCAGTACGCACCATTGCTCACTGGGAAGCAGCACACCGTAACGTCCTTGCGGACGAGCCACAGTTGCGTTCAATCATTGACAACGAATTGATGTACGGTCTCCGTCTTCAAGAAGATGCTCAAATCCTCAACGGTGATGGAACTGGCGAAAACCTTACTGGTGTTCTTCAGACTTCAGGTATCCAGAACTACTCATGGTCAAGCGGTTTGTACTCAGCAACCGCAGGAATGTCAGACACAAAGGCAGACGCAATCCGTCGCGCCGCTACACTGTCGTTCCTCGCTTACTACGAGCCATCTGGTGTCGTTCTTCACCCGAACGATTGGGAAGACATTGAGTTGACCAAGGATGGCAATGGCCAGTATCTCGTTGCAGTTTCGGTTGCAATGGGCGGCGAGCCAAAGGTATGGCGTTTGCCAGTCGTTGAGACCCCTGCAATTCCAGAAGGCACCGCACTTGTCGGCGCATTCGGTACGGGCGCACAGTTGTACGACCGTGAGCAGGCTTCAATCCGCATCTCAGAGCAGCACTCGGACTTCTTCGTTCGCAACGCAATCGTTGTACTCGCAGAACAGCGCCTCGCCCTTGCGGTTAAGCGCCCAGAGTCATTCGTCAAAGTTACATTTGACAACGCTCCAACAGCCGAATAACTACTAAGCGGAACCCCGCTCGTTCCTTTGGGGATGGGCGGGGTTTTTGCTATATATGGGATAATTCATTATGAAGGAAAACGATGCGTTTAAATTTATTGGAGACATGCCATCTTTCAATGAACTTCTCGGTGATGTCTCGTCCCTAACCCCAGAAGACTGGTTGAAATACGTGCAACGTAAAAAAATTGGCGGTGCAGCAGGGGGTAATACTGACACCATCCCATTGGTCTATGACGTGATGCAAAAACTCAACTCGGACGTAGTGCACGAACATTACAGACAATTTAGTAAGTATCTAGATGAAGTCGTTCTTGCCACGATGGAAACAATTGGAGAAGTAAAAATTCAACAATCAATACTGGCAAGACTTAGGGCAAAAACAACTATTCCCAAACATAAAGATGTCGGAAATCCATTAACCGCAAAAATCCATAGCCAGACTCACAGAATACACGTTCCAGTTATAACCAATGAAAATTGCATATTTACCATTGGTGATGAATCAAAGAACCTAAAGCCTGGCCAAATATGGATTGTAGACAACGTAGGAAGACACCATGGTGTCAAGAATAGTGGAGACGAAGACCGAGTGCACCTAATCATAGACGCCATCTGAACTGTGGGACAATTAAGACATGCCACCTTAGGGCTAATCCAGGAAATCTCTCGTCCTTGTTTTGAAGGCGGGGGATTTCTTGTTTAATAGGGTTATCTGGGCGTTTTGCGTTTATGAACTACAATTTGTTCATGACATATAAAGTTGATTGTTGTGCCTAGAAGAGACGAAGACGAGCCACTGGACAAATACATCCAATACGTCAGTAAACTAAGAGGCGCGCCCGACGATTTTGAAGATTGGGCAGTAGACAACAATGTAAAGTTGCCTGCAAAAAAGAAAACAAACAAACCAGAGGATAATTATGACGATACCTAGTCCGGACGCATTCAAAGATAAGGGAACATGGGAAAGATGGAAGAAAAGAAACTCTCCCGGAATGTCACCTGAAGAAATAATTAAGTCAATGGAAGCAGCGCCGCATCCTTTTACAAAAGACCCAAATAATCCCTTCACAATTCTCAAGAGAGAACGAGAAATAAGAGAAGCCGGCGAACAGTGATACTCAAGCCAGGAACAGACCCAGAAGAAGCCGCAAAACTGAGGGCTTCAATGAATAAAATTCATCAGCAGATTGATGACTTCTTAACACTCAAAGACACTATTGAGTCAGACAATCCTGCAAAGGATGCGTGGAAAGCGGTATATGGGTGGGACAATCCAGCGCTTGACGAGAACACAAAAGAAGGCAAAGCGTTGAAAGCCAGAATAGCAAGAATGTTCGGTAAAGATATTGATACTCAAGAAAAAGACGAGAAAAACTAATGGATTCAATTTTTTCTTTTGACGAAAGCAAATGGTCTGTTTTTGATGTTTCGTACTCTATTGAACTCAAAGAACAGTACCCAGAGATTTGGGCTATGTCTGGTGGCTCCAAGTCAGACTACATACATGAAGTCTTGTTAGAGATATTTGAAAGTGGTGGAGTGGCGACAACACCGGAACAAGTGGAAGTTCTTGAACTGAGAGAATCATGGATTAACAGGCATGTTTACGACAGTCAGCCAGCAGGTTACGTGGCTCAAGTTAAGTGGCTTGCCGTATCTTCAAATGGCGAAGCGTGGCAGAAAAGAAAAATCAACGAAGAAGTTTCAAAATTCCACACAAGAACAGAATGGATTCTTGAAAAAGGTCTTCCCTGCTGGAAGGGCTACGAGCAAGTCGGAATGAAGATGGGGAAAAAGGGGAAAATGGTTCCCAACTGTGTCCCCATTAAGACCAAGAGCGCTCAACTCAAAGACCCCAAAGGCGGCCTTACCGCCGCAGGACGAAAGTTCTTTAAACGCACGGAGGGGGCAGACCTGAAACCTGGAGTAAAAGGCGCTGCCAACACCCCAGAGAAGATGCGCAGAAAAGGGTCGTTCCTCACCAGATTCTTCACCAACCCGTCTGGGCCAATGAAGGACGACAGGGGACGCCCTACGCGTCTTGCTTTGTCGGCTGCAGCGTGGGGGGAACCTGTCCCTCAGGACGCCTCAGACGCTGCTGCGCTGGCTGCTAAGGGCCGCAGAATGCTTGATAGGTACGAGAGAGCCAAGAAAAAAGATTCTTTTGAAAACATTGAAACAAAAGTATTTACTGATTCTTCTAATGAAGGAAAATTCAAGAGTTATATTGATTCTTTAGACGACAAAAAGTTTGAAGAATTATTTCCAGACGATGACCAAAGTAGTTGGAATATACCAACGGAAGAAAAGTGGATATTTGATGTTGCTGGTGCTTTCCTGAGAAGGTCAATAACAAACAGACGGCGCAAAAGAAGAAGGTAAATAATGACCACATGGGGAGAATACAAGGGCGAAATAAAGGGTTTCAGGTTTGAAACAAAGGCGGATAAGAAATGCCCTCCAGCGACACAAGACATTGCTATAAACATAAAGAACCGTCAGAAGGCTATTCAGTCCGCAGCGTATGGACCCCTCAACCCCAAGCAGCCAAACGATAAGTTTTGGCAGGATAAAGCAGATAGATGGGACGTATCTATCCCTTCGGCAAAGAAGCAGAAATGTGGAAACTGCATTCTTTTCGTACGTTCGCCAAGAATTCTTGACTGCATTGAAACAGGACTCGGGAACGAGTCTGGCGCAGCGTGGGACGTAATTGAAGCAGGAAAGATTGGCTACTGCGAAGCATTTGACTTCAAGTGCCACGCCGAACGCACCTGCGACGCATGGGTCGTGGGTGGGCCAACCGTAACGGACAACGACAGTCGGAAACCAGACTAATGACAAACGAAAGATTCTGGTACGGAGCAACCCTGTTAAAAGTTATTGATGGTGACACAATTGAACTCATGATTGACCTTGGGTTTAATATCCATCACAAAATTCGTGTTCGTCTTTACGGAGTAAACACTCCAGAATCACGCACCAAAGACCTTGCCGAAAAAGCAATGGGTCTTAAAGCAAAGGCTTATACGCAGGATTGGCTAACCAATCATAAGTGGGTATTTGTTAATACGATTCCCGATAAGAACGACAAATACGGGCGTATTTTGGCTCGTATTTTTTCTTCGGACGATATTGATGACCCGACCACCGCTTGTCTCAACAAAGACATTATCCAGTCTGGCTACGCTCGTGAATATTTTGGCGTAGGCGACAAAACTTGGACTGAGTTTAAGAAATAAAAAACCCCACCCCAATTAAGGAGCGGGGTTTCTTACTACTTAGGAGGTAATGATTAGTCGTTTACGCCGTCGGCTTGAATGTGTGTTGCGTCTGATACTTCAGAAACAGTGAAAGTTGCTGTTGCACCAGTTCCTGCTGTACCAGAACCAACGGTCAAGATATCAAGGTGAACAAGTGCGCCCTTTGCAAAAGCGAGGTTTGATGCAGTTGCCGAGAGTGTTCCATCTGCTGAAGTTCCAGAGGCTGCTACCGAGAAGGTTGCTGCAGTGTTTGCTCCAACAAGAAGTCCTGCGGTAAGTGCTGAACCTGCTGGTGCGCCAGTAACTGCCAATGTAGCACCAGTGATTACGCCCTTGTAAGGCATTCTCATGGTTACGACGCTGGTTGTTGCAAGCGTTCCTGGGATTGTCAGAGTGATTGTCTGTGGTGCGATAATTGCTGTCATTTTGTTCTCCTATGCCGAACTGTTTTTTTGCCTTTCGGCGCTTAATGTAAATAATACATCATGGGTGACCCCGTGTGCGGAATTACCCCTGATTGTCCTTAATAAATTTTATTTCGCATGAATCCGTTGTGCAGTAAGACTCCCCGATTGCATCGGCAGCCATTCCTGCATATACGCCCGTGAAGTCAATAGGAAATAATGATTTACCTGCCTCTTCATATACGCTCTGCTCTATCTGTGTGTACGGCATTTGCGGATAGGTGAAGTTTCCTTGGGGCAAGAACGACACAGTTTTAAGTTGACCGTCATACATGTGGAGTACGGTGCCGATGTGTTCTTTTTCTTTCTCTGCGTCAAAGGAAATCGTAACTGACACCGAGTTGTCCGACCAGTAGCGTTGTGCAACTGCTGCTAGTGACATCTTTTCAAAGATTGTTACGTCCTTTTCGGAGCGACGTGCGTCTGACTTGATTGGGAAGAACACTACGGATGTTGTATCTGGAGATTCCGAGGCAGGCTCAACTCTATAGTTGGCCATTCTGAACAATGGAAGCATTGGGTCTTCATTAGAGAATCTAATCGCTCTATCAAAATACTCACCGCCTGGAGTCCAATGAACACCAGGAGATTCGCCGGCAAGGATAGAAACTGTTCCAGATGGTTTTACTGTTGTCATCTTGATTGACTCACGAATTCCGAGCCACTCCGAGTAAGAAACATCATAATTCTTTACCGTGTTGTACCCAGTGTCCATCCACTCACGAAGAACTGGCATTCCCACGCGGTCAGCGAAGTTAGCAACACCGGACATTGAAGTACCGATGCGACGATTGCGTTGCATGATTGCGTTTGTCTCTTCCCAGTGGGTAGGAAGAAGCGTTACGGTCTTTGCGTAAAGATATGCAAACTTCAAGGTTCGCTTGTAATCATCCAAAGAATCATGGCGATTGAGGTATGTCTCCACGAGAGTACAGCACTCATATGACTCAAGAGATTGTTCTGCACATGGGTTATATCCAGCAACACGCCAGTCTTTGTTGTTTGCAGGGTCTGCAAGACGACCGTATTTACGAGACATGTCAAGCCAGATAACTCCTGGCTCTCCATTGAGCGCAATTCCGTCAACAATCTTAGAAAGGTCCTTGCCTACAGAGGTTTCAACGGAGTTGTTTGACATCCATCCCCAACCAAGTGATTCTGGGTCGTATGAGTTGCGCTCAGGAAATACTGATGAGTTTTTCAAGTTAAGAAATTCATCATCATCCAAACTACCAATCAGCAATTCTGCGGAGCGACGAACGTTTCCAGAAACAACACAAACACCAATCATGTTTCCAATGTCTGCAATATCAACCTTTGTAATTAATTGACCATTGCGGTTTTCAAACATCTTTCTAATGTATTTATGCAGTCGTTCTAACGAAGCGTGACCAGCAGCAGTACCACCAAATGTTTTGATAGGTGTTCCTGCAGGGCGAATTAGTGAATAATCAAAGATGATTGGTGACTGGTCTTGCTTTAAGTAAGAATTAATCAACATGCTGACAGAAGAAACCCAGCCTTCTCGGCTGTCTTCAATGACTTCTGTAACTGGTGGCTTTGTTGGCTCATAGATAGTGAATTCTTTTTCTGCACCCTTGTTGTCAAAACCAACACCGACACCAAGCATTGATGCTTCCATAAGAAACGCAAAAGGCTTTGCAGGATTGTTCTTTGTCATTTCAGATGTTGATACAAATGCACAGTTCTGCAACGCAGCAGAGTTTTTCTGAACATTGACTAACGGAGTTCCCATAACCCACAAGCCACGACCAGGTGGAGTCCACTTCAGGTTAAACAAACGGTCAAACGCTTCTTTTGCAGATGCTTGTGCTTTGGAATCGTTCCAGGGTAGACGATTTGTTTTGCAGTGGTCTTTCTGCAGGGAGTACATACCGTTGATTACGCGTTCACAAACATCTGACCATGTTTCTTTTGTTCCGTCTTCTTTTAAGCGCGAATAAGTACGCAAAAAAGTTATTTCTCCTACAGAGTTACCGCCGGCATCAACATAACCAAATGGTGCTTTTTTTGTTCTGTAAGAACTAATAAAATCTTCTGATAGGCGGAATGTGAAAAATGAAGACACTTACTCGCTCCTCTTTCTATTTGTATGTTTAGGAAATCAATCATACAACCAACACCCTGTTTACACCCGTCTAAGCAATGCCCAAATTTTTTGCTTTCTCAAGTGTTACGTATGAACCTTTATGATGAATAATCACACGTGCTTTTGTGAATGGAGTGATTTGCCTATCTTCGTAGATGTCTTCTTCTACTAAAAATGTCTGCAGTTCTTTTAATGTTTCAATAACTCCGGTAAGACCAACAATTTTTTTTGGTGGACCATCTTCTCCGTCGCAATCACCTGTAGGGTGACCGCAAACTGGACAAGGTTCACGAGTTGCTCTTAGAATAGATATTCCGTCGCCAAGTTTTTCAGTTGCGGAATCTCTAAACATACTCAATTTTACCTCGCCTGGTTCACCTGGTCGGTGAACTGTGTCTTATAAACACAGTCTAAACATAAGGTTCAATTCCTTAGGCGAGGACTAATAGAAAACCTGAAGGTGAAAACCGAGGTTATTAATTGCTTCCGCTGCATCGTCTTCATCTTTTTCGTTGACAATATATTGTTCCATTATTGTCTTGTACAAAAGTGCTGGATAACTCTTGTCACGCAATGTTCTTACCGCTCCGTCTGGATAAACAGTAATCGGCTTAAAAATCATCCTATTTTGGGCTAGATATTCATAAGAAATTGAAACAAGCGTTAGTTCTGCTCCTCCCATTTCGTCACTTTCGGCGTGAGTTACAGTAATGCACTCATTTACTCCGGTAGTTTCGTCAAGAAATGCTTTCTGAAGGTCAAGTCCTCGTGTTTTTTCTATATCCGGAGAACAGTACCCCTCGGCCACCATGGAGAGGCTGTCAATATCCCAGAAACCCTTAAGAATCCCAAGCATTGCCGCGCATCTTTGAAGCCTGTCTATTGGTTTTTCCTGCATGTGCTTCTTACTTAACTGCACAATGGCGAGAACCTTGCCATCTTTCCATCCAATAAAATTGAATGCCAAATCTTCCCCGACTCCTAACTCACTAACAAAACCTTGTTTTGCTAATTGAGCAGATGTCAAGGCTAATGCTATTTTTGAAAATTCGTCTGGGTATAAATCATCCACACGCCCACATTAGTGCACTTAATGCTATAGTCGGGGATGTCCTATGGGGCCAAAAATCTTAACAAAGAAAGACAAGACATGAGTAAGCAACCAGCAAAGAAAACAGCAGCGAAGAAGACGGCAACAAAAAAAGCCGCTCCCAAGAAGAAGGCTGCTCCTGCGAAGAAGGCTGCAACAAAAAAGGCAGACCCAGTAAAGCGCGCCTACAACAAAGTTGAAAAAGTTGCCAAAGAAAATGGCATTGATTTTGATACTTACGAAGAAAAAGCAATTGAAGCAATTGAAGAAGCGTCAGAAAAAGTAGTCGCCGAATTTGTAAAAAATCGCAAGGGCTTACTCAGCAAACTGTTTGCTTGGATTAAGAAGTAAAAAACCACTCAAAACAACCCCTGGGGCGAAAATTTGTTCGCCTCGGGGGTTGTTTTATTTATATGCCTAGATACGCTTTCTTTTAATAAAGGAAGGTCTCAGATGGCAAGAACACATGGCAACAAAGAGTTTGCCGCCGTAGTGCGAGAGATTGAACGCATCGGCTTCAGGGTTGAACAGACCAAGCGTGGCGTTTACAAGATTTACCCGCCACTCAGTATTGGTGGGCGTATGTACACAACCCACGGAACACCAAAGGCGATGAAAGCCATCAAAAGCGAGTTTCGTAAAATCTACGGCATTGACTTGGCCTCAATATGATTTACCCAGAAAAAGAGATGTATGGCGTTCTGGAGCCACAACCACCAGAAGTAAGACTGTCGGCAGAGCCGCTTCTTGCTCTTTTTAGGATTGAGGGCTCCGAAAATAGCATTTCGGCTCTAGCAATGCGCTTAGGAACAGAACGCAACGCCATCTACAGGTGGATAGAGAACGGCATCAACCTCAGAGTCGCCGAAAACATGGCTGAGAAAATAAACACCCATCCTGCCTTGATTTGGGGTCCTGAATATCACATCGCAACCTACATGGAAGCAAACCGTCAAACCATAATGGCACGTAGAAAACGGGAAAAACTCGTTCTTCGGCGTTCTATTGCGAGAAAGGAAAAGAGAGATGAAAGAATCACACAATAAGAAAAAAATTTTCTACAGCCCTGAGCAGACAGCACTAACGCTTAACTTTATTGTTGACTTCACCAAAGAACGTGGTTATCCACCGTCCGTTAGAGAAGTGGGCGAGAAAATCGGCGTTAGTTCGTCGTCAACTATCCATAAATTCATACGTCAATGCGTTGATGCAGGGTACGTAGACCTTGATGCACGCATCCCTCGGTCAATAAGAGTTTCCAAGATAGGCAAAAAGTACTTATCTTCGGCTCAATGAGTGCCCTTGGTTGGATTTGAACCAACGACCTGCGGATTAGAAGTCCGTTGCGCTATCCACTGCGCCACAAGGGCTTATGGCTACAATCTAGCCTCTCCAGATAAAGAATGCAAGAAAGGCAAAAATGGCATACAACTACATTGAGGCCTTCACCGAAGGTCATTCTTATAACAAAGTCGTTGCGAAGTATTTAATTGACAAAGGAATACCGTGTACTGTCCCCGAACTGCAAATAGCAAAAAATCGTGAAGAGCGCCGGCAGATGACATTGACAGAAAAAGACATTACGCTTGATTTATTGCCACATATCTTGGAAGTAAAGAACGTCAGCGTGGAATTTGGTTGGGACCCCAAAGACTTCCCGTTCCCCACAACGATTGTTGACACAGTTAACAGTTACGAAGACAAACAACAGAAACCGCTTGCATATATTTTGCGCAGTAAGAAAACTGGCGCAATGCTCGCTGTGGGACCATCATCAAAAGACAGATGGAAGAACAAGAACCTGTACGACAAGAAACAGGAACTAACAGACAACTTCTACATAGTTGACAAACGTGACTTGCGAAGTATGGATGAACTTGTAGAGCACATCCTCAAACTCCAAAAACGTACTTCATAACTAGATAAAACATGGCAGTTCCATATATCCACATCTTTATCATCGGTTCTATGTCATTTATAAAACTCATTAGATAAATCTATCCGCACACATCAACGATGTATTTGTATTTATGGGCGTCACTGTTCTAGCCAGTTCTTTTTAATCCATTTAGAAATGAACTCAGCACGCAATTTAGAACCCGTAGAACCGTAATGGACCTTATCAGGATTCAATAGAAACCGCCTACTTTGGATAAATCTATCCCAACCAACAACGTGCATATTGGTATTTCTACTAGCCCTGTCTTTAAGCATTACGTTCCATAAGGTCGCTGAGCGGTTGTTGCCCTTCTTCCAGCCTTTCCACACCGAAACCCAAGCAACATTCTTGCCTTTAAGTTCCCTCATGACTGCCGAAACGTTATTACCAAAAGCCTCTGGCTTATGAAGGCCAGTATCGTTCGTACCAAGCGCAATCACCCAACAAGCGTCCTTGTCAACGCGCTTCTTGTAGTACCTGACCGCTTCTAAGCCCGTGTGACGGTCGTTAGGCATCTTCGTAAACACCGACCTACTTCCGGCAGCAGAAATTATGGCGTCAGGCAAACCGATTTTTTTATATTCAGCAGCCTGAAACTGTTTTGAATGAAGCGTTAAAGAGTCCCCGATGTGGACCACGTTTGAACATGTCCCAGGGACATTCATTAGTAGGGAGAACAAAAGACTATACATATCTATCAAGCACCTCATCTAAAAGGATTGGTTTGTAACCAGTCTGTTCAACGCTTACGCACTGATACCAGGGGTCTGGAAGGGATTCGGAGTGTAAGTGTCCATGAATGTTGCCTTTATAGCGGTATTTCTGGTGGTCAGAGACTGGAATGTGAGTTAAAACAAATCCGTCGTACGAAAAAGTGCCCATGATGTCATAAAAATATGGGGTGTAAACATTTAAAGGAAGTCTGTCGTGATTGCCCTTTATTAATAATTTCCTACCATGTAAGAACCGCATCGTTTTGACACCTTGCTTGTCTATGGCAACATCACCAAGGTGGATAACCGTATCCTCAGGGCCTACTGTCTCATTCCACAACTGAATCATCTCTTCGTCCATATCTGAAGCGGAATCCCACGGACGTAACTTGTCGCCGTGCTTGGCTGAGAACTCGCAAATGCGTTGGTGTCCCCAATGGGTGTCGGCGGTAACAAATATTGACATATCTCCATCGTACCGGAGAGAAGTAGGAACTCAAACGTTTTGTATGGATTTATCCAATAGTGGGCTAGACCTCAAAATTTGTGGTGTGCCCCCCCACGCACGGCCGGCCCGTCTGAAAAGAAGCCCCGAGAATCGCCTTACGGGGTCAGAAAACGACCACTTATAGTAGTTATCCACACCCTGTGAATACCACCCCCTGTGGTTGTCCACACCCTGTGGATAAAGGTCAAAGCGAACATCTGTACGACGAACACATGTACTACAGGTACCTATGGAAGTGCCTATGGACCCACCATATGAACACCTCATACAAACAGTGTCAAGTAAATAGCCCATCAACCATGACGCCATACCTGATTGTGAATATCACCCTCTGGCATATCCAAAAGTGCGCCTCTCAAGCACGCTTTTGCACACACATCAATCACATCACCAAGTCGCATCAAACTATTAGTTACACACACTTCACACACCACACAGCGAGGTGTTCTACAATGAATCAATGCCCTTCTCTTATGACATAGAACCAAACGACTCGTCTCGTCTAAGACGTCACATGTCAAGAGTAAAGAGTGATGACGCTCAAAGAATAGAAGTCAAAGCACTAGGCATGAACCTAGGTCAACTCGCAAGAGGCGCACAAGTCTTTGACCCTAACGCATACGATGGTGATGGTGATGGACTAGTACAAGACAGCACACCCTTTGAAAGACCGGCGGTGTTGTCTAACATTGCCTCCATAGCAAGAGGTCTCTCAAGCACCACGGGTGGCTACGGGTCATACACACCAGCAGGTTCTTGGACAGTAGGCCTCACCAATGAAGAGGTGGCAGAGAGGGCAATACCTGACAACCCTGCTGTTTTCATTGGCATGCTCAACGCTCAAGGCCCCATGGGTAGTACAGATGTGTACCTACTAGAGGCTCTCAACGATGTTATCTTTGACCCTGAGGGCGTTGCTAAAATACGTCAATCACTAATTAAAACATTAGATGATAGACCTGCATTACGTTCTGCCTTTGACAGGTTTGGTTGTCCACCCATAGGTCTACACCCCAAGGGCAAGCCATACAAAGGTCAAGCACATGGTCATTACGCTATCTTCATTAACGAAGCAGCCATAGATGAGGGCGCAGTATCACGCTGGCTAGGTAAAACACCGGCACTAGCAAAACTATTCAATGAATCCATGATAGCGCCCAAGATAAAGGGCGTGAAGCGAGCATTCTCAGGAGACAACGCAGAGGACACCATCACTCATGAGTGGGGTCACTACTTGAACTACCTAGTAGCAAACATCGCACCAGACGCACAACTGCGTGAACTCGCAGCGGCAATGGCATCAGACTCGTGGGGTTATGCACAGTGGAGAAGAACAGCATTCACAGCGTTACCCAAAGGGGCAGAAAGATTATTCTCCTACTTTGGCGAGATTACAAGCAGTGAAAACTGGAACAAGAAACATGAACTGCCCGATGAGGATGTTCCGTTCATCAAGAGCGTGTATGGAACCACATCACCAGTTGAGTTCTTTGCCGAATCAGTGCAAGCATACTTCTCCCCCAACCCTAAAGATAGTGAACTTCTCAACTACGAAGGAACAGTGATTGTTGAGCAAATGCTTGGCATTAGACAAGTATCTCGTAGTGGATTTTCGTCACAAACAAGCGGTCTCAAAAGCAGTACGGGTAACTCCATGCGTGGTAAGACGCCACAAGAAATTGCAGACATTGTAGTACCTAAGACCAAAGAGGAAGCAATCGCATTAGCCGACGCACATAACGCTTTGCTTGTTGACCCAGGTGGTACTCCATACACCGCATCAGAACCAAACACACTGAAGTTGATTACCCCCAAGGGCATTGACGGTATGGACTTCTCACCAGAAGCAGTGTCTCGTATGAAAGAGATGATAGTAGAAGCATTATCAAACAACCCCAACTTCTATGAAGCAGTACAAAGATTCGGCATGCCACCTGTCATGACAACCAAACCAGGGGAAAGACTAGATGGCTCCTACGCTGTTGCGGGTGTAGAAGGTTTTCCTGCTATCACTATTGACTCTACTGTTAGGGAAGAAGCCCTAGTCAATGGGTTCCCTAATCGCATGTGGGAAGATGAACCATTCATCAAGGGAACATCACAATTCCTAATGGACCCCACGAGTGATGGGATGTTCGTTCATGAATGGGGTCATTATCTGAATCGTTTAGTGATGAACGTACACCCAGATGAAGACATGAAAGACTTAGCACGCTTTTGGTGGCTAGATACTTGGGACCTAGATGAATACATACCACGTATTTCAAAACTTCTACGCAGATTCATAAAGCCAGACGACAGAGTGTCAGGTAGATACTCTTACGCTCAGAGATTCGGTAAAGCAGTAAAAAATAATAAGTCAGTCAACTTCACGGGTTACCCCCATGTAAAGACTCAGTATGGGCAGTCACAACCATCAGAAGCGTTTGCCGAAGCAGTGACAGCAGTGCTCTCTAGCGACATAGACGAGAAGGATATGGTCAGTCCTGAACTACGCAAGGACGTTCTTGACATACTCGGTTTCTCGCCATCAGCAAAAGAAGTAGATAGAGCGGGTAGTTCAGAAGGAAGAAGTGCTGGATTCGCCTCAAAGACAGTAACAAGAGGTCTTGGCGTAAGGCTTATTACCAAGTCCGACCCGTTCACTCCACTCAATGGTCCTGACTGGCTAAAAGATGCTACGGATGAAGAAATAGCAGAGGCTGTCGTACCTACAAACATGGATGACTCCATAGCGCTAACCGTGATGAACACGGCGTACGGTGCAGACCCAGCAAATTTTCCCACAGAAGCAACAGTAATTGCTGAACTAGCGGAAAGATTGCTATTCAAAGCAGAATGCACAGACAGTACGGGTGCCCTAATTCGTGATGCAAACGGAAACGCTGCTTTTGTGTTTGATGTACCGATTGACTTCACTCCAGCAGGTAGACAAAAAGCCAAAGACATGCTCAGACGAATGATGGCAGAATCACCAGAGTTTGCATGGATGATTAGACGCTTCGGGTGTCCACCGGTATTGATTATGGATGAACAAAAACTTACCGACCTAAGAAACCAGGTTCAGGCGCTGCGTGATTCAGGAATGGACATACAGTTGCCTCCCCATCTTGATAGTGACTCTATTGGTGGTTTTTCAATAGCAACTCTTGGTATTACGCTTAGAACAAAACCAGGCAGAGATGACTTGCCGATGGGCTTCAATAGAGGGATAGCAGCGAGAAGAAGAACGGGAAGAAAAATAACTAACCCAGACGGCACCATAGAGGACGAAACAGAACACTGGATGAACAACTTCGGTATTTCTCTTCCTGATGTCGGTATTCATGAATGGGGTCACTGGTTTTATTCAACCGTTCTAGGAAACAAATTACTATACAAGACGTATGGAATTAGAGGAAAAATGGGAGACAGACAATCTCGTCTTTCGTACCTATTTCCTGGTGTTCCTACTGCGGACGTTGAAAAAATGACAAAAGAATTCCTTGATGCTTTTGACGCAGAGGGTTTTATTCCTTTCAACACCATGAGTGAAATGCATATTGACTCAATAGCCAAAGCGGCATACAGAAGCATAGGTAACAACTTAAGAAACAGACCACTACCAGAACAACTGGCTGCTGCTCAAAGGTTCACCGACTTAGTACAAGACTATTTAAATAACGTAGTTAACTCATCACGCGGGTGGTCTCCATCACGCGCACAAGAGTTTGCTGACCAAATAGCGCTTGAGTTTCCGTACCTAGTAAATGACATGCCTCCACTAATAGCGGGAACCTATGCAACAGCAACTCGTCAAGAACTGTGGGCAGAGGCAGTATTACTATTCTCTTCACCTGACTCAAAGTTGAAAGCCAAGTACCTAACGCCAGAGATAGAAGCGTTTATTGCTTACGCTTTTGGGTTGAAGCCAGACAGAGACCCCAATACTCCATATCAAAAACCTTGGGCATCTCGCAGTGGCTTCTCTTCTTCTTCACGGGTAAGAAGACTTCATGCAGCAGAGGACAGTATTCCCGACAGAGTCTCTGACAAAGATGACGGGTTAGCAAGCAGAACTACTGGAGCATCAACTGCAAAGATGAGTCGTGAAGCCTCTAGTACTTCACGTTTCACTGTTGGTGACTACGACTTTGACATAACCGACGAAGACCTATCTACATACGATTGGGATACCGCCTACGACCAGTGGACAACATGGTCGGGTAACTGGCGTATGCGTCACTTATCCTCAGCAATGATGGGTATAGAACAGCAACCAACCAAGGGTGGCGAAGAGTCATTATCAACCGTCCACGAGATAATGCGTTCGGGTGAACTGTCAAACGCACCAGACCACGTCAAAGAATCGGTTCGTGAATCTCTAATCAACACTCACAAGACTATGGAAAAGATATCCATGGGTGAGACTATTAGTGATAGACCCCTCTACAGAGGCTTGGGTTCTGTTCCTGACGATTCAGAGATACTCATGGCAGAACAAGGCGAGACGATAACATTCCCACTTAGTGCTTTCACTCCAGACAGAAGCCTTGCTACAACGTTTGCTGACATGAATGCCGAGAGTGACAAAAAAGTAATCCTCCAACTCAGAGATGGTGCCCATGTAGCATCTAGCGATTACACGACACAAATAAGAGACCTAGAAAGCGACTGGATAGAAGTACCTATTGAATCTGTTACTCAGGGAGAATTTACTGTCGTCTCCAAGAGCGAGAAAGACGGGTACACAGTAGTAGAACTGTCTCATGTAAATACGTTTGACCCATTAGCAGGAAGAATGATTCCCACAAACGCTCGTGAAGGTTTTGCTTCTTCCAGTATGAGGCCAGAGCGACGAGTGTCAGATAGTGCCATCCGTACGCTGACGGACAATATGGACTTCCTTCGTGACAATCCACCAATCGGCAAGGGTGGCAAAGACCTAGATGACCAGTGGGCACAGAAGACAATAGAGAAACTACGCAGTGGGGAGATATCCCAAGAAGACGCATTTGACCTAATGAATGTCGTCATTGAGATACTCAACAACGGGTTCAACGAAGACCCAAGCCAGAAAGAAAACCCAGACGGCAAACTTCTTGCTTACCAAAAACTATCCAAGCGTCTACGCAGGCTCGCTGTCGGCGCTATGGACAAAGACGATATGGAAGACTTCCGCAGAGAACAAGGCATTGGTCCTACTGCGATTACGGAACCAAAGCCAGGTCCTTATCCTGGTGGTCGTTTTGGCTTCTCATCTACGACAGCACGGGAAAATTTGTCTACACGGACAGACCAGCGCATTAGTGACATTGACACACAGGTGGCAGAACTTGAATCCGTCAATGCTCGCCTGACTAGAGCAATAAGTGAACTTGAAGCCACGGGTAACTGGGAAGGAGTTAAGCATGACGTGTTCATCACCGAAGGCAATGACCCAAAGACTTACAGCAAGGAGCAGTTAGAGAGCAACGGCTGGTCTGAAATAGTAGTGCAAGACTCAAGAAATGCTATATCGGCAAGGCAGAGAAAGATAGATGTTCTCAAGAAAGATAGAGACAGTCTTGAAGATGACAAGAAACGCCTAACCGGTGACTATCCAGAAACAACAGTACTCATTGAGGAGTTGCTTCTTGACGAAGCCAATGTTGAGAAGGTCAAAGCAAGAGCACTAGAAGTCAGTTCAATGAGTGAAAACCAGAGAATGGAAAGATTCACAGACCCGAACGACCCAAATGCAATATATGTAGTCCACTACGGAGCAGCAAAACTAGAAGGCGGAGAACTTGACCCTGCTCGCTCACGAGGACAAGTTGGACAAGCAATTATGGGCAATACTCGTCAAATCAATGACGAAACGGCCAGATATATGGTCGGAAAGCGTGATGATGCCAAGCGGGACATATCCATCCTTGAAGACATGAAGCGTCAGATTGATTCTGATGGAGTTGTTGATTTTGACGCAATAAGAAAAGCCGACCTCAAGGACCCACAAAGAGTTGGAAGAGCAAGAATGCTGTTGGGTCTTAATCGCAGTGACCCAGAAAGTTCAACAATCACCCCTGAAGCACGACAGATTGCCAATATTGACGGCGCTATCGGAGACAAGAACATAGTGCTGTCCAGACTTGACAAAGTAGCGGACAAATTGGTCGCAGACGACTATCAGTATTCCAGCACATACAGAGCATCATCGTTGCAAGACTTGTTCGGCTCGTATGGAGGAAGATACGCAGAGGGTGACGACACAAAACGTTCATCAAACACGGGAATTCACATATTCAAAGTAAGAATTGGCGATGACGCAACCGAAGAAAACAACGTTGGTGAGACTCACCTTGTTGGTAAACACACTCCGATTGCTTCTCTTGTTGTAGACAGTAATGCAAGTAGTGACAATCCTGGTCGTGAAATATGGAAGGGTTGGCTTGATTTGGTCATCCAACAGGACATCGGCAAGAATGATGCAATAACACTCTCGGAAGATGGAAGAATGCCAGACATGCCAGGACGTGAGATAAGAGGAAAATCGGTTCAATGGGTAGACCTAGCAACCAAGTCCTTTGTATCCAGTGCTCCGTCATTTGACACCAAGTCACTCAAGTACACAAAACCAGAGTTGCGTGAAAGAATCAAGAACCGTATTATGGCTGGTAGCAAAGGTGGAAACCCGGGTCAGTGGTCTGCCCGCAAAGCGCAACTGGTTGCTTTGGAGTATCGTAAAGCAGGCGGTGGCTACAAGGGCGGCCTGCGTAAGACTCAGCGTTCGCTCAATAAATGGACACGAGAGAAATGGACAACTTCAGATGGAAAACCAGCGATTCGCAAAGGCGGCACTCGCCGTTACCTTCCTTCTACTGCTTGGAGTCGCCTTACGCCGGCACAGAGAGCGGCGACTAATCGTAAGAAAATCATCGGAAGTCGGCAAGGCAATCAGTTTGTTGCAAATACACGAAGTGCAGAGAATGCTTCGCGCAGAGCGAGAAACTGACGTTATCCCCAGCAGGAACGAGTTCCGATAGTCTTCACCACTTACCTAGTGGGCAAGCCTCGCCTACAAAACGCACCTTCATAAGTAGTGGGCAACCACAAACCTTGCAGGTCTTCTTCCACTTCTTCATGTGTGGACATTCTTTACAGACTGCGTATCTACGAGCAGCGATTGACGCTGATACTTCTTCCATTAGCGCATTCTACGCTGACATTTAAGGCAGAACTCCGACCATGGGTAGTACCTGCGCATGTTTATGGGGTGAGAACAGTCAATAATTTCAGTGACCTTATCGTTCACCGTGTCTCTAATCATCTGAGACATGGTAACCCCAATCTTCTCCGAGGCTTCCTTCCAACGTTCTCTGTCTTTGTTCGTCAAACGAACAAGAATATTCTTGTCGGCAGGACCATCTTCTGGCGAAACCTCGGTAGAAATGGATTTATCTCCATGAGCCTCACGGTCAATAGCCGAAACTAAATTACTAATCTCTTGGTCTTTTTCACTCATCAACTATCTCTGCGTCCTGTATTGGTGCTTGCCCGAGGATACCAGCAACCATGTCCGGTGGAAGCACACCCGACATGCCCATGATTTCCAACAGTTTACGAGCCTCTGTCTCTGGGTCAAAGGCGTCAATAGCCGCAGGACGTCCTGATTCACCAGCAAGAGTGGCCTTCACCGACTCCGAGCCCCGTACATCCATCTGAACGTTGATATTGGTGGCTTCCATACCTAGAAGTTTTGTTCTTCTGTCCATGATTGAGAGAACTTGTTGTATGGCTTTGAGGTCTGGCTCTACTGCCACCTCGGTACCGTCATCCATCTTCACCTTTCGGTGCTGAGTCAGTGGCCAGATTGCCGCTTGGAGGTTGTCCAGACGCTCTAGTTCCATCCGTAGCACCTCCGGGTATGCCATGAGTGCTTCTCTGTTCAGTTTCTCCAACTGGCGCTGTACAGCCCTGTGTACGGAAGCAGACGTCAGGTCAAATCTTCTGGCAATCTCAGATACTGCGACGCCAGCCTGTCTCATCTTGAAGATACGTAAGTCTCGCTCTGCGATGAACTCTTTAGTCATCACTTTATTATTGCGTTCTTGACTCATTTGTTTACCTTAGCGTACTCCACTACTTCAAACGGGAAAAGCCTACCCCTCTTAATCTTGGTAGGCCATGGCCTGTCGTCACGAGCACCTCGGAAATGCTTGACATCATAAGTGTACGCCATGCCAGACGAAATGTCAGGAGTTAAGGCAATACCAAACTCTGGCCAGCGAGACCATACCGCAGAACCAAATGGACGCAACTGACGATTAGTCATGCTTTCACCTAGAGGAGCATGGTGTTCCAACCAAAGAGCACACTGATAAGAGTCTCTGATGTAGTCAAGGTACTTAGCAACCTCTACCGCTACTGCTTCTGCCGTGCGACCACCTGGGTCTACGAAAGCCTTGTAAAGAGGACCCATAATAAGCAACTCGGGTTTGGTGTCCTCAATGGCACGTTCCAACACTTCTCTATCTTCAGGTTTCATCAAGTCAAAACCTGATGGCTTGACGAGTAGTTCTGCTGTCGGAGACTTTGTGTATCCACGAGCAAAAGCAGCATTGTAGATTTCACGAGAGGTACGTCTGATGATGCGCTCTGGGTTCTCCAAGTCAACAGTTAACGTGCGTACTTGTCGCATCCGCTGATAAGTGAACGGGTGTACGCCGCAACCTGAAAGTATCGCAACCTGTCTAGCAAGCATTGTCTTACCAACGCCTTCGGCAGCAACAACAATAACTCGTTCTGTGCGCTCAATCAAATCGTCAATGACCCAATCGTAAGTGTCATCACTGCTCTCGGAAACAAACTCACTCCACGATACCAGTCTACCAAAATCTCTCGGCTTCTCTCTGCCTGCTGACATTGCGATGCCTTGCGCTTTTATTAGTAACTGATGCGGCGACAAGTCGTTACGAAGAAGTAGTTGTTCCAGTTTGCTCTTCGCCTCAACAAAGACGTCAGGGTCAGGCACTGCTTCAACAACTGTCGCAGTTGCAACAACCGGGGCACTTGGTGCCGGTGTGTCTTCGTCAACTATTAGAAGTTCATCTATGTCTCCACCAATAGACAAGAAGTCAGTTATGTCTTTTTGCTTTGGTGTGTGCCAAACACGTGCTTCACAACCAGCCTTCAATAACTCACTGCATACAGTCTTTGCATGCGCCATTCCTGGCTCGTCGTTGTCTGCGATAATCTCAACTTCTGCACCAGCAAGAGCCGACGTATGTATTGGCAACCACTTACCAGCGCCACCTGGCATTGTTGTTGCAATAATTCCTAAGTCCATGAGAGTGTCGGCGTCTTTTTCGCCCTCAACAACCCAAATAGGGAACCCATCTTTTACAGCATTCATTACTGCTGGAAGATTGTAAAGAACCTTTGGTGTATCACCGAGGGAGTAGTCCCAGCCACCACGACCGTCTGGCTTGCGTTGTCGGAATGTTTTCTTTCCAGCACTATCTACATAACGAAGTTTCTGAAACAGAAGTTCTCCGTCTTTATCAGTGTAGTTGTAAGTCTTGATGAGTTCAAGTTTTTCTTTAGTTCGTTTTTGTGGAGGAAATAAAGATGCTTGTGTCAAACCGATTGATTCACAAATCTCCTTACTGCTGCAGGGTGAGCCCCGATGACAAGAAACCAGAATGTTCCCAGTGTTTGCATCTTCAGAGATTGAAAGGGACGGGTTGTCGTCATCGTTACGACAAGGACACCGTGCTTCCCAACCATTGGAAGTTTCACTAACTCCCTTTAGGCGAGCAAGAAACTCGTCTGTATGTGAAGCCATTACTTCGCTGCTGCTCTTTCTAAGAACTCTCCGCCGTTAGCATCACGAAGTCCTACGCCTCGGAATACTATGCGACCTTCACGTCCGAGTGTTACGTTCTTTGACCAACGCATCTCTGCACGCTGTTGCTCTTCGTATCCGCCCCAAATACCCCATGGTTCCCACTTAATTGAGTACTCCAAGCACTGTACTGAAATGGGGCAAGAAGAACATACTGCTTTTGCTTTTGCTGTGTTGACCCTAATTTCGTTTAGTTCTTCACGCTTGCCAGTTTTTTGTAGAGGGAACCACCACTCTGTTGGATAACCCTTGCAGTTACCATTATCTGGTGAAAAACTACCCTGTTCCAAATCAACCTCCATGCTGTTGCCCCGTTATTCTACGCACATCTCTTTCAGTAAGAAAAATTGTTGCGTAACGCATCCGAAGGTTACCTGCGTCATCCGTCATTACAACATCAACAGCATCAATTGGTATTCCAAAATGTGCAGACAACGATGCTTTCATCATTTGTGTTTCTGTTTCTATTGATGCAAGTTCGTCATCATCAATAAACGTGTTGCGAGGTTGTGCGATTGCTAAAGAAGCCATAGTGCTCTCTACTTTTTCTGCACGTAAACACCACACGCAAGCAAGTTTTGTTGCTGTCGTTGCTCTCGGCCGTTGTTCTATGTGACCACATGAAAGAACATGGTGATAAGTGACGGCACCCCAACCTCCAACTCGTCTTATTTCAACGACGTCTCTACGGGGCGCACGGCGGTGTTCTGTCGTCATGAGTCATACAATAACAAAACCCCACCCGAATAAACGGATGGGGCATTGATAAATCGTTATGCGCTCACGGGCGCACTTAAATGATTAGAAAGGTTCGTCTGATGGGACTGTTTCTTTAGTTCGCTTAGGTGTTGGCTTTGCCGATGAATCGTTTGACGAAGCACGACGACGCTCAATTGACTCAAGAGAGCCTGTACGGATGCCGATTTCCATCGCTTTGATTTCAATCGTTGAACGCTTTTGTCCACTTTCCTTGTCGTCCCATGAACGCTGGTCCAGAGTGCCGACGATTACTACGCCTACGCCCTTTTCAAGTACGTTCACTGAGTTCTCTGCAAGGTATCCCCAAGCGACGATGTTAAAGAACGAAGTCTTTTCCACCTTCTCGCCGGAAGCGTCTACGTAGTTGTCATTCACAGCAACAGAAAACTTCAATTGAGCCTTCTGATTTGTAGTGAACTTCAGTTCTGGGTCTGATGTGAGGTTTCCCACAATTGTTGTTGGTGTAATTGCCATGTTGATTTCTCCAATGTTCGGGGGGTTGTCCAACTGGTTGTAAGACTATCTTCTTATGTGTACACTCGCAACCATGAGTAAGAAAAATGAATTTGAAGTTCGCCTTGACGTTGTAAAGCACATGTCAAAAATGCTTCTAGAGATGTCAGAAGTTGACTTTGAAGCAATGAGCCCCGAAGACGAGTTAATAATGTTGGAAGACTTTGAAGAAGTTGCTGGTCACTTACTTGATTCCATCGGATTTAAGCCCTCAAATAGTGAAAATGGGGTTAATTTCACTGCAGAATTCAGCATTATTGACCCTGAAAAATATATTACGGATTTTTTAGATAAAAGCAGTGACTCCTGACCCTTGCTCCGTAAGGGTTTCCCAAGGTCAAAATATGAATCCTTTGCGTACCAAGGGTTTCCTAATGGTTGACTGTGTGACAAAAATTGGTAAAATAGTTATGTTCAGTTAAACACTGACGACGACATAGGCAAGCGCTTGTTATCTGCTTGTTGACCTATCCGCCGAACACTGGAGCACCCATTGACCAAGAAACACTTCCTATTGGCTTTTGCCATCCTCTTTGTTGTATTGATACCCACTGTGGTATTTGCTCAAAGTTCACTACAAGAATTTCCAAACGGAAACGTTCCAGTAGTGATTGAGGAGGTGACGTCAAAAAACAGTGTATTAATCAGGTCAACTCTCACAAAAACAAAAAAACCAAAAGCAACTACAAAGTTCTGGGAAGAAGTTGCAGTGTGTGAGACAAATAGCAACTGGCAAGATGGTGGCAAGTGGTCTGGTGGTCTTGGCATCTATCAAGGAACTTGGGAAAACTGGGGCGGGGACGAGTTTGCCCCTACTCCACCAAAAGCAACCAAAGAAGAACAAATCATTGTTGCCAATAGAGTCTCTACTCAGGGTTACAAAACAATCCGTCATCGTGACCCTAAATGGGCAAAGATACACGGCGTTCCCGTCTCTTACGTATGGGAAAAGGAAGCAGTTGGCTTCGGTGGCTGGGGTTGCTACAAATCAAAGTCAACAGGCAAGTACAGAATGGCTAAGCCTCGCCTTTACTACCACGACAAACCACACTTAGTTCCTCTTGCGCAGTTCTATTTCAACGAGCGAGGCATGATTGTTAAAGACTTGCAAACGTTTCTTCGTGTCACGGTGGACGGCCACTACGGGGCTAAGACCAGAGAGGCCCACGTTAGATGGCTAAAACTTAAAGGTCACTCCACCGAAGGGGTACCAACAACTCCTTCAAACAGAGTGGTAATTACTCAATAAAACTGATACATTCGGTTTATGTACTCATCACCATTTGAAGACCCAACGTTCAGAGTCCCGGACCTAACAGTTGGAGAAGTTGAACTCCTTCTTAGGGACAACGCGGAAACAATCAAACTGCTTCTCGGCGTAGTGCGTGAATGGTTTATTCCGATGATGCAGAACTACTCGGAAGAGATATGGTGTGCTGGCTGGCTTCAAGACCTTGAAGTGCGACTTCCTCAAATGGTTCCTTCAGTGGCCATCGCCGCGGGACTACTGGGAGAAATTCCTTTCTGGGACGATTCGGTAAAGTTGGAAGACTTTGATGACGACCCAATCCGTTGGAAAAAATACGATGTCACGCAAATCGCTGATTGACCAATACGGTGCCGAAGTAATACTTCGTTGCAAATGCGGAAATACTCCCTCGCACATGATGGACCTCAAAGCCCCGAGATGCCCGGTTTGTCGTGAGACTACGGAGATTCTTTTTGGTGAGAACTGGGAATCAATAAAAGACAAATACAGATAAAAGTTGTAACTACAACCTCTTATAGGTATAATTAAGGTAACAGGTTATGAGTAACACGATTCTGATAAATCCAACCTTTGGGTCGTTTATCAAGCATTAAATACTCCGAAGGTCCGAGTCTGGCAACTTTGCCACACGGATACTTGATTGCTTCACTAGGCGTGTACATCAAACATACAGAGCATCGCTCAACCATTTGATACTCAGGCTTTGGACTCACTCCTATGGACATCGGGTCTTCCACTATCTCAAACTTGTGCGTTAAAAGGTTTGCTTGCACTTCTTCTTCCGAACCAGAAAACGGGACCGCATCTCCGGGCGCAAGTTGATATCTTCCCCCAAACAGGCTCATGCTCCCACCTCGGGCTCCATGATTTCATCAACAATCAGTTTGGCGTACTTACGGCGTAAGCGCCACAACTTCTCATTTAGTTCCTTGAACGACCTCGTGTGTCGTGCCTTTGAAGACATGTGCGGGTCAAAAGTCCCGTACTTCTTGAAAGCGATATTGTCAAGGTCGGGCGACTCAAGAATGATGTCTGAAATCCAGTCGGCTTTCTTGTCCATTGAAAGCATCAGTTCACACATTCCGTCGTAACCGAATTCGTTGTAAACCTTATGTGCAACAATGTCGCAATAGTGCTTGCGGTAAATCTGCTCTGATGTTCCTGCGCTCATGAATTGACTAAGAAACTCAGCCATCATCTCGGTTGGTTCACCTTCGGATTCAAATGATTCTTCGTCCATAAGCCCCCATTGTAGTCATACTAATTATGACACTCGGGTGTGTCAAGCAAGCGCAAGGATAATTGACTGTGTTTCTGCCTTTTTGCGTGAAACCCATGAGTTGCTATCCATTGATGCGATTGCTCGTTCTTCTGGTCTGGCGTCCCGATAATGGTCAAGGTACTCACCAACAGCGTTGTATGCTGACCAACCATTAAAACCGTAGCCACCAGCATTCTTGTCATTGATGTACAAACCACGAACAAGCAGATGAATGTCGTCAACGTTTTTCTTTTGACGGTCGGTTTCGTCTTTCTTGTGAGGAAACACACCGTTTACGATTTTATCAAGGGCCGAAGAACCGGCCGGGACTGGTACTTCAAGAAGTTGCTTGGCAGTTCTCTCAAAACCTGTTGCCCAAATAGTTGAGAGTTTGATTACTTCGGTTGCATCCTCAATTGCGGCTTCTGCATTACGGGTGTGTCGTGCTGTGAAAACTGCGCTTGCCGCACCAAGTCCTGCGATGACCGTATTCTTGCAGACGGCTCGGATTGATGTGTTTGCGTATGTGATTGCTGTCTTGCCATCGTGTCCATTACGAACAAGCAGGTAACGCTGAATCTTGTCGTTGATTCCATTTGGGTCAATAATGAGTGCACCCAAGTCAAGACATGCGAAAAACTCACGACCATCGTTTAGTACGCCACAGGTATCCACGATTGCGTCGCCCGCTGAGGCCCCGACAATCGCTAGCGCACGGTCAAGACAGTCCTTGTTTTGTTGAACTACAAAACGGGTTCCAACCGTTGAAAGCCCATCAATAGTTCCGTCTGGATTTACCCGAACTGTCGCACGGCTGTCTGAGATGAATACGGGACTACCGTCGGGATTGCGCAGCGGGTTGAGGTCATCATCAACTGCGATTACCTTAGTCAAGGCGACATCAAAGTCTGCCTGTGCTGCCGTGAGCATTGCTTCAGCGGTCTGGAGACCAGCCATTGGCTGTCCGAGTCTGTGCCAAGGGATTTCCCTGTCAGCATAAGCCATCTTGGCTCTACCCATTACGTCTCGTTCTAGTTCATGTGCCATCTCTAAACCTTTCGTTAGATTTATGAGAAAGCATACTACGTAATGATGAAACAAACAACTCCGCCGGGAAGTTTGTGAGCCCAGCGTTTTGTCTTGCGAGTCAGGGGTGGGACAGCAAAAACCCACCTGTCGGAGGGCAACAGGTGGGTTTTAAACTTGGAGGCTTTACAGCCTTATCAGAATGGGGATTTTGTTTTCTTTTTCATTACACTTTTTAGTTCCACTCGTGTAATTCGTAGGGCAACGAAGCCCGTGATGATTGCTACTGCTAGCAGGGGGTGAATGTTGATTGCTAAGTCCATTTCTTGACCTTCTTTCGCACCTTGATTTTGTATCCGTTGAAACGAAGTAGTTCCATGATGTGTTCGGGTATTCCGTCAGTAACCACTATTCCCTTTTGGTTAAGTGCTAGACGGATGATGTCCTTCTTCTTGTTCATGCCTTCATACTATCGGTAGTAAGAGGTAGATACAACCTCTCAAACACCTTTTTTAAATAAACCCATCAGCAGTTCCCCTAGAGAATCACCTTCAGCAGCGGGACCTCCGTCCACAGCCTGATTCACCACACCACGCTTGCGCTCAATGAGAGAGTAGATATCTTCATCTATCGTTCCATCACACAGCAGGTAGGTCGCCGTGACTGACGACTTCTGTCCGAGCCTATGACAGCGACTATAAGTTTGGTCTACATCGGCGGGTGTCCACGGTAATTCCACAAACAAAACATCTTGTGCGACTTGCAGGTTGTGCCCCGTCTTTGCCGCTTGGATTGAGAGGACAATGACTGGTGCTTCTTCACATGGCAATGTCATAAACTTGTGCTTCTGCGCTTCTATCTCGTTGATGTCCATGCCCCCTTGAATGCGTAGGTTGCCGAACGCAAGTGCGAGTTCATCTACTACATCTCTGTGGTGAGCAGCGATTACGACTTTGCGTCCTTCGGCAACACGGGACTCCACCCACTCCTTGATGACGGGCATCTTTGCTTTGGCTGACAGACGGCGCAATACAGACAGGCGAACTAAGTGCTGATTTGACTCTGCCTTGATTTTTGCAACAACCGCTGCGGAGTTAGGGTTCAGCCCAAGTTCAAGTGCTATCTCTTTTGCTCGTTGCATGAGGTACTCAACGATGTCAGTTTCGGCTTTTTTGTATTCCTTCATGCCGGCTGCAGTCCCGTCAACAAGCACGGGGTCATGAACAACTGGGGGTAGGTCTGATAAAACCTGTTCTTTTGTGCGCCTTATGTAACAAGTTGAGCGAAGCAAGTCATTTAGTTCATCAAGATTGCTATGTCCATCAAGATGCCATTGGCCCCACTTGTCTTTGAAGGCCCCGCAATAGCGTCGGTAAAAACCCCACTCTCCTCCGAACTTATCTAACTTTCCAAGAATGTTTAGTTGGCTTGCGTACTCGGCAGGTCGGTTGGTAACTGGAGTTCCCGTCAAACACAGAACAATTCCGTTCTTCGGGGCTGAACGTGCAATCTTCACCGCACTCTTTGTTCGCTGTGCTGTTGGCGTCTTGCAGTAATGACTCTCATCAAAAACGTAAGACTTGTGGTTTGAGAGTTGCTTTTCCCACTTATTAAGGTTAGAATAACTAATAACAACCACATCATAATCAGATGGAAACTCTTTACGGTCTTTTACGACTGCAACCCTGATGTGTGGAAGCCACCTGTTATATTCCGCTTTCCAGTTCAGCACGAGTGTTGCGGGGCAAACGACGACCGCTGGGTACGAATTACCTACATGTTCCAATGTCGCAATTGCTTGCAATGTTTTCCCCAAGCCCATCTCGTCTGCGATGAAAGTGCGCCGTGCGTTACTTGCGTAAGCAACCCCTGCCCTTTGATACGGCAATAACGTTCCCGTCAGTCCCGACACTTCAATCTCGGCGTCAGTCAGCCGTGATGCTTCTCTAAGTTCCGACAGCGATGTGTCTACTTCTTTGAGCATTTCACGAACTTCGTCAGGAACCTGTTGCTTGAAGGTGTCTCCCCACTTCACAACGTCGGCAATACTGGTAACCGGGGCTCGCCATGCCATCGTCTTCTTGTCCCAAGTAACTCCTGCCACTTGTTTGACTGACTGAATCATTACTCTGTCATAACCAAAAGACATGGTAAGCCATTTGCCGTCGTAGTTAATGCCCTTCGCCTCGTTCTTGTGAGTAGGCAACGTGAATAACAGGACTTCGGGGTCAATGTCAAAGTCGTTGTCCTGTGCGAACTGCCTTGCTTCGCTGAGACTCACCATCGGGGCTCGCCACACACGTGCGACCTTGTCCCACTTGGCTCCCTTTATCTGTTTAACCTTTACAACCTGCTCGGGGTCGTAAGGAAAGTCAAGGACTAGGTGGTCATCATCAAGGCTGAGTTTTTTCACACCCGCATCATAGCCCAGCGTTTGCGCTTCACCTTACTTATCGCTCAATTGAATGATGTCGCCTGTATCAAGCGTGCTAGTACCACGCTCATTGGCTATGTCCCAACTTGCTTGAAGTGTGTGCCCCTTACAGTGTCTTTCGGTAATGCCTGAGAGTGTGTCGCCTCGCTCTACTGTCACGCTTGCAGTGGGACACGAGTAGTTGTACTTGCTGTCAATAACGTTGCTGAATAGCAGGGCTACTGGCACCAATACGATAATGCCAACGGCTATGCGTCTTTTGATGTATTTACTCATATCTTCACTCTATCTGTAATAAAAGGTAAAAGCAACCCCAAACAAAAGAAAGTTATCCACAGCCTTTTTGTAGATTCTTATCAGCCGAAGTCCCGGATTACGGCAGCCAGAAAATATCATCCCTAATCTACTAACGGTGGCGGAAAGGAATTCGGAGTAACCGTCTAGACGCAAGAGGACAACGACGGGGCTGCAGCGGGAACGTGCGATAAAACAAGAAAAAACCCCAACCCGAAGGCTGAGGTTTATTTCCCATTTCCCGTTAGCGAAACTAATTGTGTGGTCTTACCGAATCCGATTAACCACCGCCAGTTGGCTGGCTACTTCCATTATACGGATAGTAGAAGGCGACTGCAACCTTCAGTCCTTGTTGTTCTCTTCGTACCACAACGTCTTCACCACTTCAGCCACCTTGATGTGGATGTAGTCTTGGTGGAATGGGTCAAACATGGTGCCTTGAATGTGAGCCGCTATTGCGGGGCGCTCCTTGTGGAGTTTGTTGAAGAACACCTGACCTAGACGCTTCTGATTCGCTGGATGCTCCCAAGAGGCGTACACTCTATCCACGAACTCTTCGTAGGTACCGTCTTCGTAGTGGTCGTCAAACGTCATTCGCTAACCCCATCTTCGTCGTATAGTTTCTTTACTGCGAAGTAAGTGCCGACTCCATATATCACAAGGAACGTTACCAATGGCCCGAGAGGCGTTTCCTCGTCCCAGTAAACATATTCATCACTGCCGATGTATGTATGGTATGGAATATACTGCTCGTAGTCGGTGTTGTTGAGCAACACGGAATCGCACTGTTCTCCTTCTGCGTAAGAGTATCCACACTCATCACCATACACCGGTTCAGCATTAGGGTTGTATGCGTCATTGTAAGCCCAATGCGTAGGTAGAAAAAACTCAGTGGAAAGATGCGACAGTTTCACAACTCCCGTCAATGCGACTAAAGAAATGAATCCAATACTTAATGAACGCATACTTATGCGCATTCGGCGGCCCCGTCTTCGTTCGCTGTTTCGCACAGGTAAGCGTTAGCCCATGACTCCATGAAGTCGTCATACGCCTGCATATCTTCCCATGTCCAGTCCTTCACTTGAGTCTCCCCTTGCACCAATCGCACTTACGTCCACCGTCTATCGCAGGGTCGTCTCCATAGAGGAGTTCAATGTCGTAGCACTGTGTCTGACTATGAGTCATGCAGTAAATGTATCTGCCGTTACGCCATGCTTTTGGTTTACGTGTTTCTTGTACTTCCATAGTTACACTTTACAGGTAGTAAACACTAATACCAACATGGTGAGAAAGATTTATCTAGTCGGCGGAACTAGCAGAAGTGACTGTCTATTATTGACTGAACCAAGTCGGGGCTCTGTGTCTTCGTTATCGGGATTCGCTCAGCATGGTTGTGAAACAAACAACTCTCTGACTCCTCAAACCATTTGAGGACATTGGCGATGGTGACATTGACATTGCCTTCGGGAGACACTTCTTTGCTCATCAGTACAACACGGGCATAACAATAATTGGAGTTTGCTCGCCCACCCAAGCCCCGGTGCAGTTGTAACTGATGTACTCTTCTGCTTCTTCTTCGTCCATACCGTCACGAACCATACAGACTTCCATCATCTTCTCCCATGAGTACACAGCAAGGAACGGTTCGTTTATGCGTTGTGAGAAACCAATGAGTGCGTCCCCAAAGCCGTCCATCAGAAGGGTCGTCTCGCCCATCGCTTCAAGATGCTCTTGCACCTGAGCGGGTGTCGGGGGTCTCTTGGTTCTCATCATGACATCAGTCGGGTCAAAGTTTTTTGCGTCTTTTCCTACCATGCCTTGCAGGTTACAGGTTAGAAGCAGGTACGACAACCCGTGCGTCGTTTTCTCTGAAGAAAGCGAGGGCGTGGTTGCGGTTCTTCCTTCGGCTCTTCCGGCTCTTTCGGAGCCCCGTCGTCTGGTTCATTTGTCATGTACCCATAATACGTCAAATGCCCCCACCTAAAAGTTTGAACAAAAACAGGGTGGGGGCACTTGCGCCTCAATGAATGGGGGTGTGTGAGGTCTTTTGTAAAACTTAGTCTTCTCGGGGCTTCTCGTCGGGAACTTTTGGAGTAAAGAATGGAGAATTCATCTTCGCCTTTTCCCAAGCATCTAGCAACTTCTTTTTAGAGATTGCTATTTCTTCTTCGGTTTCGGCTGGTCGTCTCATCGTGTCACAATAACACATCATCCCGTCTTCCACCAAATTCGGTCGTCTTCGTACTCGTCTTCGTACCCGTATTCCTCTTCTAGTTCTTTATCAAAGCACGGACGACACTTGTTCTTGACGCTTACTTCTCGTCGTGCGTAATCAACCATCT